GGTTCAAATTGAAATACAATAAAAAGTAAACCCAAAAGGAAGTGATATTATGGCAAAACAAACTGAAGGTCGTTCCACAGTTTACAATAGCATTACATCCGAAGATAAGTTGGAGCAGGTTTGTGAAGATAACTTACAACTCGAAGATGACTTTCTGGAATATCTCACTTCCACAGATAGAGCAAAATCAACAATTAAACAGTACAAGGCGAATTTACACGTCTTTTGGTGCTGGAATTTAGAATTTAATAAAAATAAGAGTTTCGTTGAATTAACAAAGCGTGAGATTACAAAATTCCAAAATCACGCACTCAATGTGTGGAATTGGTCTCCAAGTAGAGTTAGAACCGTTAAGGCAGTTATGCGTTCTTTGGAGAACTACATAATTACTATCTTGGATGATGAATACCCAGACTATAAACAAATTTGGAACAAAATTGAGTCGCCGGCAAATGAGGCGGTTCGTAAGAAAACAGTATTCCAAACTACTGATTTACAAACTTTACTTGACAAATTAGTAGAAAGAAAGGAATACGACAAGGCTTGTATGCTCTCTCTCGCTATGAATAGTGGTAGACGAAAAGCCGAACTTATTCGTTTTAAGGTTTCGTATTTTGATGACGAAAACTTAATTTGTAATGGAGCGTTATACAAAACACCAGAAAAAGTAGTCACAAAAGGTAGAGGTCAAAGAGGTAAATTGCTTGATATTTATATTCTCGCAAAACAGTTCAAACCTTATCTTAATTTGTGGCTCAAACAAAGAGAAGAATTGGGAATTACAACCGATACGTTATTCCCAGACTATGTTGACGGAAAATATGTTGACGAGAGCATTGGTATTTCTACTATGAACTCGTGGGCAAACACATTTTCGAGACTTATTGGACAACCTTTTTATTTCCATAGTGTTAGACACTATTTTTGTACCAGCCTTTTAGAAGCAAATTTACCAGAGGGAATCGTTCAAGACATCATTGGTTGGAGTAGTTCTGATATGCTCCGTATTTATGATGACCGTGAACTTGATACTCAATTCGATAAATACTTCGGAGAGGATGGAATTAAGAAAACAGAACAGAAGGGATTATCTGATTTATAATATGAAAAAATTATATTGCTGTTATAGTGTTTCGTTAAGAAACTTTTTATATCAAAACGGTATTAAATATGAAATATGTGCCGTAAATCCGAATAGCCAAGCAATGTTTTGGGTTTATATGAGAAATGAAAAATTAGATAAGTTACTTACTATCTGGTCTAACGAGAAACGTTAGGCTTTTATTTATGTCAAATCTCGGAGGTATATATGTTAAAGAAAGATTTAATAAGAGTAGGAATGAAGTTCAATGAACTTACTGTGTTGGCGATTGACGAAAGAAATAAGTCATGCACTTGCCGATGCAGTTGTGATAAAGAAACAACCGTGCGTATTTATGATTTAATAAGTGAAAACACAAAATCTTGTGGACATCTCAAACACAATCCTCAACAGAAGAAAATGAGAGAAAGATTATTAAATCGTGAATTTGGAAATTTAACTGTTGTTTCGATTGATGAGAACAAACAATATCAAGGTGGAAAACATTTATATTACATATGTAAATGTGGTCTTTGTGGTCAAACAAAATCTGTTAGAAGTTGTGATTTAACTTCTGGCAGAGTTGTTGATTGCGGCTGTAACAAATCAAAACGAATTTCAAATGGTCAAATTATAGATTTATCAAATAAGGAGTTTGGTCATTTGAAGGTGTTAGAAAAAGATAATTGCTCTAATCAAAAGCCAGGCACTCATGCTCGTTGGGTTTGTAAGTGCAATTTGTGTGGACGAACCGAAAGTGTTTCTTCTGCAATGCTCTTACAATATGGCAAGGATAGGTGCAAAATATGTGCCGGCATTTCAATGGGTGAGAAAAAGATTTATGAGATATTAACCGAAAACAATATCCCATTTATTCACGATAAACCATATTTGGATTGCAAGTGTGAAGATACAGGCGGTTATCCAAGATTCGATTTCCGCATTAACCAATTCTCTGATTGTGATTATATGATTGAATTTGATGGTGAACAACACTACAAGCCAATCCCGATGTATGACAATTTCCTCTCATTCGAGAGTCGAATTAAAAGAGATAGATTCAAAAATCAATGGTGCAAAGACCACAACATTCCTATGATAAGAATTCCATATACTCGTCTCAAAAAGTTGAGTTTGGACGATTTGAGATTACAAACCACAAACTATTTAATTAAGTAAAGGAGTTAATCATGAAAAAGTTTTTTGAAAAGATTAAAGCCAAACTCGCAAGCGTAGATAAAGGCACGATTATTCGTACCGCTACTTTAATTCTCGCTATTGTAAACCAAGTAATTGCCGTTATCGGTGCATCTTCTTTCGCAAGTGCTACTTGGTATCAGATTCTCTCTATCGTAGCAACTATCGTTGCCGCACTTGTTAGTGCTTGGGAGAACAACGACTGGACTTATTTCGCAAAACTCGGAACTGGCGTTCTTGATGCCCTTGAAGATGGTAAGATTACCGTTGACGAGGTTCAAGAGTTGCTTGATAAGAACAAAGAAGAAACAGCCGAAACGAAATAATTAAAGCACCGCCTAACGAGCGGTGCAATTTTTATTAAATAATAAGGAAACGGAGGTTAATAAATTTGTCTAATTTTAGTGCAAGAGTTATTGCGGATTTAGACACTTCTAAAATACCGTCTCAACTAAAAGATATAACAAAGAAGCATCCGCTTGTACTCAACAACTTCACACTGAATACAAAAGGGCTTCCGTCACAAATCCAAGCGGTATTAGATAGCCACAAGTTTACTATTCATCTCGGAAATATCAAAGGTGAAAACATTGAAAGTCAGTTGGGTAGGCTTGGTGGCAAAGCGTCAGAGGCATTTGCAAGTAGAATCAATGCAAAGTTGAATAGCGGCGGTATTGAATCTGCAATAGCGAGCGTCACTGCGAAGTTTGAAAAATTTGGTGCTTCTGGTCATTCAAAATTATCAGTAATCAAAGCCGATATAGAGAAATTAAATGAATTATCGGCAAAAATGAATACATCTGGTGATGATACGGAAAAACTTATTTCTGCTTATACGGAATATGAGACCGTTTTGAAAAGAGTAAAGAACAATCTTACAACGGTTGCTGTTCAATCAAGCAAAACCGCATCTGCTCTGCAAGTCGATAAACTCACAAATAGAATGCAGACTTGGCTACATAATAATTCTGCGGCAGCCAAAAAATGCGGTTCAACTATTCAAAATTTGATAAAAAGGTTGGACGGACTAAATCAAAGCGGTAAATTAACGGAAGCAGAATTAAAAAAGATTGAAAAAGAGTTTGATGATGTAACTACTTCCGCAAAACTTGCAGATGCAACGGGCAAAAAATTTGGAAGCACATTTGTAAACTCATTTAAGAGTATATTAAAATATGTTTCTGTATCAACTATAATTTATCAGTTAATTAACGCCTTTAAGCAGATGTACAATAACGTTTATAATATAAACACTGCTATGATTGAACTTAAAAAAGTTACAAACGAAGCAGATGCGTCTTATGATGCGTTTTTGGATAATGCGGGCAAGAAAGCACAAAAACTTGGAACAACAATAAGTAATTTAGTTGAATCAACTGCTGGTTTTGCAAGGTTGGGATATGGAATAGATGAAGCAGAAAAACTTGCAGAAGTCGCAAATATATATACTGTCGTTGGTGATGATATAGAATCGGTTGAAGTGGCAACACAAAGTATTGTTTCCACAATGACTGCGTTTAATATAGAGGCAGATGAAGCAATTCGGATTGTTGATAGATTTAATGCTGTTGGCAATAATTTTGCAATTTCATCTGGTGGAATCGGAGAAGCACTTCAAAGGTCAGCATCTTCTCTTGCTGCGGCAAACAACACGCTCGACCAAAGCATTGCTTTAATCACGGCAGCAAACACAGTTGTTCAAGACCCTGATGCTGTTGGCACGGCATTCAAGACAAAATTTTTTTCTAAATTGTCTTTATGTACAGAAATGTGCATAGTGAACATATTTAATTGCAGGTAAAGTGTAAAGCCTTGCACCACAATAATGGAGAAATCACGTTATGATGGTACGAAAGTAGAAACAACGCAAGGATGGTATATGGTCAAAAACCTAATTACTATTACAATCACAGTTCTTGCAGCGAAGCACCCTAACGTTATACATAGACCATATGTTATTAGTCGAGGGTGAACGTTCAACGACTATCCCCAAGTCGGGTTACAGACTTTGAGAATAAGGGCGGAAATCCCGAATATCTGTAACATTAGGAGTACGGCTTAATCGCAAATGAAGTCAGTGAAAATCTGTTAAATGGAAAAGGTATGACCTCTATCTATATTAGATGTGGTTAAGAAATAGTCTACTCTCATATGAAGGTATGAGTATTGTTAAACTTTTTGACACATATTGATGGATAAAAGAAAAATATATACAGAAGATGATTATATAAGAAAATGCAAAGAATTTCATAGGAACTCATAAAGAGAGTCTGAAAGGAACAACAATAATTGATTATGTGTGTAACAAGCACAAAGAAAAAGGAATACAATCTCGTGATTGGTCTCACTTCAAAGAATATAAAAAGAGTTGCCCTTATTGTTCTGGAAGATACAAAACGACAACAGAAATTATTCCTCTTATTAAAAATAAAGATGTTGAATTGATTTCCGAATATTTAGGAAACGAGAAACCAATCACTTGCAAATGTAAGCAATGTAGTAATATATGGACTACTCTCCCGAAGGTTCTTATGACAAATGGCTCTGGATGCCCAAAATGTGGCAAACAAAAGGCAATTAAAGGAGAAACAAAAACTCATAGTGATTTTGTTTTAGAAATGGCAAAGGCAAATCCAAATATAGAAATTCTGGGAGAATACAAAAACACTCATCGAAAAATACAATGTAAGTGTAAACTTGACAATGCTATATGGCTTGGTTATCCAGCAAATTTATTAAATAAAAGCGCAGGATGTCCGGCTTGCAATATGTCAAACTCTGAAAGAGAAATGCTTGACATTTTGAAAAAGTTAGGATTTAATGTAATTTCCCAACATACTATTGATGGGTGTGAATATAAATCAAAATTAAAATTTGATGCTTTTGACATTGATAAAAACATTGCTTTTGAATATAATGGAGAGCAACATTATAGACCAGTTGATTTCGCTGGTAAAGGAGAAAAATGGGCAAAGAAACAATTACAATTAACACAAAATAGAGAAAAGGCAAAAATTGAATTTTGCCATAAAAATCAGATTCCTATTATCATAGTACCATATTGGGAAAGAGATAATATGGAGTCTTTTATTATATCTGAACTTAAAAAGATTGGAGAGAAAAAGGTTTAACAATAAGATATATGTTGCGAATATATCTAAATATATGGAATTTCAATGCGTATCCGTGCCGCAAAAACAGAGTTAGAGGAAGCCGGTCTCGAAACAGAGGGAATGGCTAACTCAACCGCAGAGTTACGGAAAGAAATAATGGAGTTGTCTGGTGTCGATATTATGTTGGACGAAAACACGTTCAAATCGACATATGATATACTCGATGAATTATCAGAAAAATGGGATGAACTCGAAGATATTGAACAGTCAAGCATTATCGAGTTGATGGCAGGAAAGAGACAAGGCAACGTTTTCTCGTCCTTAATGTCAAACTTTGATATTGCTCGTAATGTTTTAGAAACATCAGAGGATTCTGCTGGTTCTGCTATGCTTGAACACGCAGAGCAAATGGAAAGTCTTGAAGCAAAAACCAAACAATTCCAAGCCGCTTGGGAAGAACTTTCTCGAACATTTTTAGATGACGATTCTCTCGGCAAACTGATTGACCTTGGAACAGATTTCCTTAATGTGCTAACTTGGATTGTTGACAATCTTGGTGCAATGGGAACTGTTATTGCTGGTATTGGACTTGCCGCATTTATTAAGAACTTCGATTAACCTATTAAGGTTGCACATTACTTCCTACATAATGTCGGTCTACTATGGGAAAAGAAATATCATTATGGCGATACTATAATTCCGTAGGATGAAGGTTCTAAAATACAAAGAGGAAAAATTGCTTGAATCTATAACACTTGCTCCACTTCCCTATTGGAAGTAACCGAAAAACAAGGTAAATAAGTCAAATCGTTAGCACACGAGGGCAAGTTTTCTACGGCTAAAAAATAATGCCGGACAGATATACAATTAGTAACGAGCAGCGCACTTGTTAGCCAAACTGGTTTAATCATATAATCCGATAGTAACAATCGTGAAAGCGATGTCGGGATAAAGATTTTTATAACAAGAACGTTCAGAGAGTACCATTCCTCATAGTAAATAAAAGCCAGATTTTATTTGCTATTAAGGCATACTCCACGTGCTAAAAATCACTATCACAATTACCACAATGCCATTGTTTCGTGGTTTTACCAATGGCAAAAATACCAAAAATAGCAGTCAATCCTGCTTTTTGCGTATTTGTTATTTTAGATACGCTTGTTGAATTACAATAAGGACAGCGTACTGGTTGGTATGTTTCAGCCGTTTTCATAATAAGGTCTTTATAAAATGTTCTCTTATTACAAAAGGTACACATACCATATTCATAATTTTTAGATTTTGTAACCTCCGATTTATTGTTTCCGCAATATGGACACTCAAAATCTATTATGCTCTTTTCAATATCCATCTTATATGCCTCCTTTGAAATTATATACATATTATATCAGATTATTTTCTAAATGTCAATAGAATTTTTAGAATATTTTACCGTTTATTGATTGTGCGATTAAGTAAAGTAGGAAGTATAATCAAAGCATCTGATTATATGCAAGCGTCTAATGCAATAGATGCACTTTCAAAGTCAACAAAGGGACTAACACAAGAACAAGCAATCCATTATGTTTTGAGAAGCAAGTTGACAGATGAAGAAAAAGAGGCATTATTAGTAAAGGCGGGATTAACCGCAGAGGAAGCAAAAGCGGCTGTGGCTGCTGGTGCATCTGCAACGGCAACAGGTGCGGCTACCGTAGCAACAAGTGCATACAATGCCGTAACAGGAATTGCAACAACGGTTACATATGCTTTTAAGGGAGCATTAGATGCTATTGCTGCACATCCAATCGTAGCAATAATTGTTGGAATCATTTCTGTCTTATCTTTGCTTGTTACACAGTATAAAAAAGTAAAACAAGCAGCAGAGCAAGCGGCAGAAGAACAGTATCAATTAACCAAGAAAGCGGCTGACGAAGCAGCGAGACTTGGTGATGAAATTACAAATCTTACTGACCAATATCTCGAATTATCAAAGGAAGTTAAAACAAATAACAATAGAAAAACGGATTTAATTAAGACCGAAAATGAATTGTTGAAACTTTTAGGAGTTGAACAAAAAGAACTTGACGGTCTTATTGAAAAATACGGTTCTGTTGATGATGCGATTAAAGCGGCTTCTGCCTCTGCATTAAGAGAATCTTTAACTGATTTACAATCCCATTTATCAAGCACCAAAAACAAGATTATTAAAGCAGCGGAATCCGAAACAGTAGATATACATGGTGGTAGTCAGCCAGTTAATATGAACCATATATATCACTATACTGGTGATAAACATACTTTTGATTCTGGAACTGATGCTTCAAAAGCAATAGAAGTCTTAAATAATCATCCTGATTTCTATGCCACATCTGATTTACCCGGAACTGGTAATGGAGAATTTAAGTTTGGAATTGAAGGAACTAATATGTGGGGTGGAGATTTAGACACTCTTGAAGGTGTACTTTATTCTCACGGTAAACTAAAAGAGGCTCTTGAACTCGTTGCACGAGAAGTTGGAACTGACAACCCTGTATATGAGCAATTAAATAAACAATATGCAGAAGTTAATGAGAAAGTCAAGGAATACAATGATACTATTTCCGAAATAAATGAAACCTCTGCTCAACTTCATATCTATGAAAATCTTATTGGTAGAGACATTCCAACAACAACTACCGAATTTGAAGCATTTAGAGATGAGTTAATTAAAGGTGCTATCGCCTCTAATGATTTCGTAGGAACGCAAGAACAAATTGAGAATGCAATCAACAACACTTTGAGGGCGCAGTCTGATTTTGCGAAGTTCTACACAAGCGGCGGCGGTTTAGCAAATTATAAAATCTCTTTCTCCGAACTCATTGCAGATGATGACTTTTCTGACATAGTTGATGACTATATTGAGAAAATCAACACTCTTAAATCCGCACTCGAATCCTATCAAGACGGAAGTTTTGAGAACGAAGATTTTGTCGAATTGTTCAGACAATTCCCCGAACTCGCTGACGATACCGACAACCTCGCAGAAGCCATTCAAACATTGATGGAGACCTATAACGGTCTTGCAAGTGACAAACTTGGTGGATATGCAAAAGACCTCGCAACAAGCGAAGATATTGCACAGTTCAATCAGTTTATGGCTAACTTGCTCGGAATGAGCAAGACTGGTTCAACGGAATTTGAGTCTATTCAAAAGTCTTACGAGAGCGACTTATCCGAATTTGACCATTTGGTTAATACATACGAGAACGCCATAGACGCAATGGAAAAGTCTGGTTTGAGAAGGACTACGACTTACTATGAAAAACTTCGTGGTGTTGAGCAAAATCGTATTACTATACTTCAAAATGAGTTGGCTGCTCTTACGACAGAGTTCCAAAACGCAATCCTTTCCGGAGAAGTCAAAGAAGGTAGCGAAGAATGGAACAAAATGAACTCCGCAATCAACAAGGTTAAGGAGTCCATTCAGAAAGCCGAAATTGCTGTTCAAGATTATAGCAATACCATTCGAGACATTGAGTGGGAATATTTCGACTATCAGCAAAAGTTGAATTCACAAGTCACCGATGAATCTAACTTCCTGCTCGACCTTATGAGCGGAAAAGATATGGTCGATGACAAGGGTGCATTTACAGAGTTTGGAAATGCCGCAATGGGATTGCACGGTGTCAACTACAATGTTTACTTAAAGCAATCACAGCAATATGCCGCAGAACTTGCTAAAATCGAAGCAGAACTTGCGACTAATCCCTACAATCAAGACCTGATTGATAGGAAAGAAGAACTTCTCGGATTACAAAGAGATAGCATTCTTGCTGCGGAAGATGAAAAGCAAGCAATGATTGACCTCGTTAAAGAGGG